AAAATGTCACACCTAAATTAAAGCAACAGTCTTTACTACCTAACGTATTTGTTATATAGTGTAAAGTACTATGGATAACAATAGCCAGACTGACGCTCTTATGTTTGATTTAGATAACCTCATACGACGGTATCAACAAGAGTACGACCTCAACGATCAGACAATAGTCGGCGTGTTAGAATTTGCTAAACTGACCGTTTTAACAGACGCTGAGATCATTTTTAGTCCCGAAGATTTAGACGAAGACGACGACTTAGAAGACTATATCAGCCCAAGCTTCTGAGAATTTAGTGAAAAAATCTGAACGGCTTACGCTATATACGCGGTCGTTTTATTTACCCCGATGTGGGTAGTGTTTTTCTACTGGTGGGGGTGGTATTTGTGCAATAAAATAAAAGCTTTAGTGCTGTAAACTAGAGACGCTTTCGTAAATCGTTGGTAATCAAGAGCGTTCGTACAATATTGATTATGTCTAATTTACACGAGTAAAGCAGGCAAGTCTTTGTTTATTAAGTACTTATGAGATAGCTATCTAGTATTGTTGCCAGTTGTTTTCGTTATTGCAAGTAAGTTGCATTAAGCAATTAGGTTTACACGAGTAAAGTAGATCGTCAAAAGTTCGGCTTATTGCAATTCATTTGCATTTAGATTTATCGTTTTTCAGCCGTCACCTCTTTTCCATATTTGGCAATCGTTTCCATATTTGGAAGTCATTAGTCATTCTGTTACTTGATAAGACTTGCTAATAGTTGTCATTAGAAACACAGCAAAGTTGCAAGAGGGGTAATTTTGTTGTTGTGGTGTCTCTAGTAATACTATCTAAGGTGAGGTATGAATAAATTAAAACCTATACATAAACACCTACTCACAGATTCACAGATTCGCTTGTTTAATAGACTAAAGAAGAAGCGTACCTCAATTTCTAAACTTACAAACGCGGAATTGATAGATTCGATTTATTTAAAGGACTGCGGTCTTATTAAGTTTGATCGCACTCCCAAAGGTAATCCATCAAAATTCTTAGTCATTAACTCTTAATTACCATACAAACAACTCACACTTATTACTTATGAAAACAGATACAACATACAACGGCTGGACAAACTACGAAACATGGCGTGTAAACTTAGAGCTATTTAATGGCGACGATGAAGCATGGCGTCATGGTAGCTCTGATGGGATGCGTGAATTTGCAGAGGAATTAATTGAGCAAAGTACTGATGAAGGCATAGGTAGAGATTATGCACTGGCTTTCCTTCAGAATGTAGACTGGCAAGAAATAGCTGAACATTATCAACAAGATGAAGAGGAGGTTGCATAATATGAGAATAAAAAACAACGAAAACGACAACATTGACAACTGGATGCCTAAAACATCTAAAAAAGAGTTAGCACTTGCAATTATACTGAGCCCTTTCATCTGTTTGACAGCGTGGCTATGGCTCATTGTTATTTGTGCAATTGAAGGGAAGTAAAAATACTATGAAAACTTACAAGATAATCATTCAATGTGGTATGGCTATTAAAAGCTTTACCTTGACCTCTACCGATAGTGAAAAGGCTTACAAACAAGCAGAAGCTATCGTAAACCCTAAATTTATCATTACCGATATTCTACCATTATGAAATTAAAATACTTACTTATAGTTAATAATAACATCGATGAAATTGTTACCATCTTCAAAGAGGATACGCCAGTTGCAAAAATAAACGAACACATTAAAAGCTTTCTAGATGACAACCAATGGTTGCAAGATTGTACCGATAAGTTTGACAGCATTCAGAAAGATAGAAAAGAAAATGGTTTCGATAGTACACCCTTTTATGTAATGAAGAATTACTTAATGGAATATCATGATACATTCGTAAACTTAGTAGAAACCGAATTAGAGAAATGAAATTATTACTTATCACATTACTACTCTTTACCAGTTGCAACTCTTACAAGCTTACTGACCATCCTTTAGATACTTGTCCGAGTGATGAAGGCTTTAGTTGTCCGATTGACGGAAGCCCTTGTCCCTTTTGTACAACCAACCAATAGAAAACCTATAAAATGAATAACTACAAAATAAAATATTTAACCGTTTTAAACTACTGGAAAGGTAAACGCTACCAGTCAACTAATATAATAGCACCTGATCCGGCAACGGCTGAAATAGAAGCTTGTAAGATAATAGAAGGTGACCGTTCCAGTTTATCCAAGCAAGTATACGATGTGCAAGTGTGGCTAGACGGTAAGAAAGTGACCGTAGGCTGTGAATAAACAAGTCTGCAAACACTGCGGACTAACCTTGCAAGGTATGGAAAACGAGGTTGAAGATATATGCGTATCGTGCCTTGCCGATCTATGCTTTAAACCTAGTGCAATCATTAAGATAGGTTGCATTAAACAAACAGAAGCTGACAACGAACAGGAGGAAACCGACGAATGAGCATGATCACACTCTTATGCATTGTATTTATATTTATTCTATTCATTTCAATGCTGTACTCCGATTAACCAACAACCAATAAAAACCGATGAAATTAAACCTAACCGAAGAAACAAAAGAAAACATACGGGTCCGTGCAAAACAGCACATCAATTCAACCGACCCATCAACCGACCACTGGGACTCAATAGAAACTCCTGATGGTTTTGTTGACTTTAATATATGGCAAGACGACGACTACAAGAATGGCGAGTGGATTGTAACCTGTTACGATACTTACTGCTCAACCGATGATGGATGCGTACACACTGATACATCAACCTTTAAACGACTAGCGTTGTAATGACTAACCGAGAAATAACTTTAGAACCAAGCGTGATGATTGAGGAATTAATGTTTTACATTCACCAAGAGGAGATGGGAGGGGATTGTATTGATCCTGATAACCGGTTCTTCCCTCTTTATCTAGAATTACAGAAGCTTCTTGACAAGCTGAACAACAAACGACATGACTTGTACGTGTCCGTGAAAAATGATGAAAGCAACTGAGATTAATACTAACAATATACACCAAATAGAAAGCGGTGACGTCAATGGTTACGAAGTTTTCATTCACTGCACATTTGGTGTATGGACGCTTCAAATAGTAGGTCCGGCTCCTAAGTGTGATAGCATGGAGTTAGATTGTGAATCATTCAACGAAGCTTTAGAGGTTTATAACATTGAAGTAAATTATTTAAGACAACACGCTAAACTGAGACCTTGCTGGTCAGATAATTAATATGAGAGACTACGATAGCTATTTAACCGACTTCCTAGACTACGAGGATGACGATGGGCTAACCGACGAAGAACGAGAAGAACTTAAAGATTTGTACGAAGCTTGGGTAATAGATCAATACGAAACAAACAAACAATAGACTGAGAGAGATGGAAGAAACGGACGAACACGAGGAGGTATTGGAACATTTAGACGAGTCCATATCTGCACTGGTCACGAAAGGGTACGACTTGTTTTGGAGTAATAATGAGTTGTGTTACGATAGTGAGTTAAATGTTGTACGCAGTGACCGACCTCGTGTTCGTCCTCGTACGTGGTTTTGCCACATGAATGAAGACGAACGAGAACGACTGACCAAGTGAACGCAATCGAGGCCGAGATGAAACGATGGGGTCGAGCTACCTATCGCCAGTTCCAACAAATTTACAAGGAAAGTGAGCGTGGTAGTGAGATGGACAGCAGTAAGCGTGTGTTAAGTAAGCTTGCACCACAACTAGCACAACCCATTGAAGACTTCTTTAACAGATTTGCCAGTGATGATAGTCCGTCCATGCCGATTTGGTTGTGTTACATAGCCGACTTCCACCCTCAAATGGTAGCACAGATAGCGTTAAAGACGGTGCTTGATAAGATGTACGCAGAGACCCGACACTTTAGTCGGTTGGCCTCGGAAGTAGGTAAAGCATTTGAAGAGATTGCACGACAACGAGTAGCAGAACACACCGTTCCTAAGAATAAGATGTTCAGCGTCCAAAAACCGAAGAGTAAACGGTCAAAGATGCAACGCTTTTATAATGTTGAAAAGAATAACCGACGGTTTACGTGTTGGGAGACCCGGCTGAAGGTGTCGTTAGGGGCGTGGTTGTTGGGAGAGATTGAAAGACACACGGGACTGATAGAATTTCGTATTGAACGGTTCGGAAAGAAGCAACGAAAGATTGTTACGTTGTCAGCAGAGTTCAGTGATTGGGTCCGACGGTTTGATACATGGAAAGAGATGCTTGATCCGATGCGTATGGCGTTGCCGACAAAACCGAGAGACTGGGTAGACTTTTACAGCGGTGGATACGAGAGCTTTGACGATCCGTTTGTTATGAACCGACCGAACGGTAGCAACTACGAGTTTGCAAGCATGAAGAATCTTTACGTGTCCGTGAATAACATTCAGCAGGTAAAGTGGAAAATTAACACGAAGATTTTAGATATTGCTCTAAAGTGTTACGAATTGGAACGGGTCTTTGACTTTCATGAGATACCATTGCAACCATATTTAGAGAACGGACACGAACGACCTGAAGAATTACGTGAGTGGAAGTTTAAACAGGATAAGATACGACGACGAAACGAAAGTAACCGTAGCAAAAGGCTACAACACGCCAAGATATTACACCTAGCTAAGAAGTATAAGGAGTGGGACGACGTTTACTTTCCGGCACGGGTTGATTACAGAGGTAGGGTATACTATATGCCAGCTTATCTGCACCCACAGGGTAACGACTTAGCACGTGGTCTGTTGTTATTCGGTGATGGTCAACAAGTTATGGATGAGGACGACCTCGAACGATTGTTGATCCACGGAGCTAATGCGTACGGTGTAAAGGGTAGCATTGAAGAACGGTTGCACTGGGTAGGTAAACATCAGAAGTGGTTTCTTGAAACAGCAGAAGACCCGATGACTAACGACTGGTGGATGGAAGCAAGTGAACCGTTTGGATTTCTAGCATTTTGTTATGAGTATGAGACGTACACAAAGGAAGGATATGGTTACGTTTCTCACTTTCCTGTACGTATGGACTGTAGTAACAACGGTATGCAGATATTGCATTTGTTATTACGGGACACACGACACGCCAAGCACTGCAACTTGATAGCTGACCAACCAGTAGGAGATATGTATCAGCACATTGCTGACCTCGTGTACGAACGGTTGAAGGAGCAGTCAAGTGAGAGTTATATAGCGAGTCAATGGTTTCAACACGGAGTAACAAGAGCTATGGCAAAGGCTGCGGTGATGAATAAACCATACGGTCAGTCGTACTATTACGTGCTCGGTAACTTTTTAAATATCATTGGAGACGACCATCCGTTTCAAGAGGGAGAGAATGTAGACGCTATCAACTACCTAGCCGAACAGTTTAACACGGTAGCACGTGAGGAGTTAGAGAGTGTTGTCCGTATTCAGAAGTTCCTGCGTGGTTGTGCTAATGCAATAGGAAATCAGATAATCAGATGGACTACACCGAGTGGATTTAAAGTGGTACAAGGACTGACTAAAACAAAACGTATATGTTGTCGTACAATTGTCGGTAACATAGCAACCAAGGTTGACTTGGAAGATGACACAGATGAGATCGATCCAAAGGAACAACGCAAAGGAATCACGGCTAACTTTATACACGGCATAGACGCAGCTGTTGTTCACCGATTAGCGTACGCAATGCCGTACGACATGGGGTTTGTTCACGACTGCTTCATAAGCCACGCATCCAACGCAAGAAAAGTACACCAAGATGTACGAAAAACCTACAAGACTTTCTTTTCAATTGACTTACTAGCCGAGTTCAGATGTGAGTTATTGAATCAATACCCGACAGCAAAGTTGCCTGACCTGCCTGAACTTGGGACGCTTGACGTCTCGCAAATAGATCGAGCAATGTACCTGCTGTCTTAATAATACATAAACACTAAGAGAAATATGAGTATACAAAGTAGAAAGAAACACGCAGTTATTAAAGTAAAAGGAACAGCTAAGTACTGTCACCTGAATGAACCTAACAAACGGTTTGATCCTGAGTTCGGTACGTACAGTTGTGATTTGATTGTCAGTAAAGAAGAAGCTGAGATGCTACAAAACACGATACGTCCGTTGTACGAAGAGGAGTTAAAGCAAGTACAGGAACAACACGCTGGTAAGAAGATCGAGCAGAAAGGATTACCTATCACTGATACAGATGAAGGTACGCTTGTTAAGTCTAAGTTGAAAGCCGGAGGCAGACGCAAA